AAGCACAACGCTGGTTTGCCCGGGGCTAGGACAAATTTAGACCGCCACATTGGTCAGGCGGATAATCTGATGCGGCTGCAGACTGACGGCGATGAGATTGCGCCGGGTCTGAAAGTTAAGGCTGACTGTTTTTACCTGCCGTGCAATTGGGATACACGTAATCGTGTTTACCCAATCCCAGACTTCAATTACCAGAAGGCTGATTACCTTCGGGCGTTGTTTTTGTTTGCCAACAAGACACCGGTTACGCCAGAGGCTCTGGATGACATCAAAATCCAAGCGGCGAATAGCTGGGGCAACAAGGTTGATAAAAGGCCAGACCATGAACGCATTGAATGGGTTGACGATAATTGGGCGAAGATAATCGCTTCAGGTCAAAACTTCAAAGCTGGCTGGCCTTTCTGGAAAGACGCAGATGAGCCGTTTACTTTTCTTGCAGCCTGCGTCGAACTTGCAGCCTACGCCGAACACGGTGAAGCGCATATGTCAGGATTACCGTGTGCCAGAGATGCAAGCCAAAGCGGCATCCAGCACTTTGCAATGGCTAGTCTGCACCCGGGCGACGCTGAAAAGGTAAACCTGACAGACAAGAACGAGACGCCGAATGACATCTATGAGGATTGTCTGGCAGTGGCAAAGCGGTTGATTGCCGAACAGAAAGCGGAAGATTTAGAGTGGCAAGCCAATGACCCAGTCACACCGCAGGATTTAGCGGAAGAGGCGGCTTACGAAAAGGCAAAAACTAATCCATCGCTGACGAGGAAAGACAGACGGCGACTAAAACGGCAATGGAACCTCACACCGGCTGCAAGGCGTTTAAAGCGTGACCGTGACATCGTATCTGCTAATGAGGTAGAAGCGTGGTACGACGGCGGATACCTGCCATATGGTCGGTCTGTAATAAAACGTAACTGCATGACTTTCGGATACAGTAGTTCCGCTTTTGGTTTCACCAAGCAGTTACAAAAAGACTGGATGAAAGAAATCAGCAAGCTGGTGCGAGATGAAACGCATCCGCTTGCCGACCACCCATTTACAAGGCGTGGTTTGTACGCTTCGTCTTTTCTGGGTACGCAGCATTACCGGGCGATTTTGGAAGTGGTCAAGTCGGCTGGGCGTGGCATGACTTTCATCAGGAACCTGACACGTAACCTTGCGCATGACGATTACGACTTACCGCTGGATCAGCGTAAGGGTCAGCACCTAACTTTTACAACGCCTCTTGGGTTTCCGATGCACCAGAATTACACGGTGACTGAAGAGTACAAGCAACGCATCCCGTTTTTTGACAGGCAAACAAACCTGCTGAAAAAACGAGACAGCTGGCTACACCTACGTAAAGACACACCAGTGGTTGATGTCGAGGATAGTGTCGACGCTTGTGCGCCTAACATCATCCACAGCATGGATGCTACCCATTTGATGTATGTAGTCTTAAAAGGCAAAGAGCGTGGGCTGAATGATTTTCTACTGGTTCACGACAGCTTTGCGACGACGCCGGGTAATGTCACTCGAATGAAGGCGATAATCAATTACACGCTGGCTGAATTGTACGGAAATGGCTTCTGCCTTTACCAAGAGTTGCTAGACCAAAACTTGCCGAAAATGCGGCACCCAGAGGGTGTGACTGTAAACCGGCAGGAACGCCCAACACCGACAGTCCCGCACAAAGGTGACGAAGACGGCAATCTACTGGATTTAAATTCAGTCAAACGCAATCGGTTCGGCGTCAGCTAACCACTACCAAAACATGACCCACCAGAGTTAGGTGGGGCTATTGCACACACACTCAACCGGCCTTGCGCCGGTTTTTGTGTTTGTACCCCAAAACAAATCGAAGAGGTGGCTTATGCACTCCCGTGAATACTTGTTGGGGGTTGCGAAACTCATGCGTCAGCGTGGGCAGCCAATCCCCCTCGAAATGCTGATTGAGGCAGAACGGCTCGGTCTTGTACTCAGCGAATTTGATGAGCCGACACTAAATGTGAATGATGAAGGAGAAATAGATAATGGCGAATAACAACAAAAAGAAGCTGCTGTTCACAACTCCAAAGGGTATCGCCATGTACCCGTGGCTGAACAAAGCAGACTACCAGTTCGACAGTGCCGGACAATTCAAGGTCAACATCAGACTGGCAAAGGCTGATGCCAAGCAAATGATGGACGACTGTCGTGAAGCTGCGGATGACGCATTTGGTGATAAAGCCAAGCAAGCGAAGATGCCGTGGAAGACCGATGAAGACACCGGCGACGTCATCTTTGTGACCAAGTCAAAATTCCGTCCCAAGGTGATGGATAGCACTGGTCAGCTGATTAACGATAACAACGTGCCACCAATTCACGGTGGGTCTGTGCTGAAGGCAGCTGGTACGATGTACCCATACACTGCCGGTGGCAACGTGGGTGTTTCGCTTCAGTTGGCGGGTGTCCAAATCATCGAGTTGTCTGAAGGTTCAAATGGCGGTGTGTCGTTTGCTGCCGAAGAGGGTGGCTTTGTAGCTGCCAATGACAACGACAATGATGAAGGTGCGCAGGGGGCCGGTTACAATTTCTAATAACCGCACACGGCGCCGTGCAATCATCCACGGTTACAAGTCCGGTTTAGAAGATAAATTGTCTGACCAGATAAAAGCAGCGGGTCTTCAAGTTGAGTATGAACCCGACAAAATCACATATGTCTGGCCGGAACGACAAAGCACCTACACACCGGACTTCAAGCTGCCAAAGGAAGGCGGCTTTTTTTATGTGGAGGGAAAAGGCAAATGGGATGTGACTGACAGAAATAAGCATTTGCTCATAAGGGAACAGCACCCAGAAATCGACATAAGGTTCGTGTTCAGCAACCAGAACGCCAAACTCTACAAAGGCAGCCCAACTCGCTACTGCGATTGGTGCGACAAGCACGGGTTCCGGTATGCGAACAAAACAATCCCAGACGATTGGTTAAAGGAAGGAGACTAGCACAATGACTGTGGCTGAAATTGAGGTGGACTTCGTTGGTCACACCAGATGCGACCATTGTGGGAGCAGTGACGCCAACGCTCAATACAGCGACGGGCATCAATTTTGTTTCAGCTGCGAGACGTACACGCCATCAGAAGAAGGTGAAAAACCCGCAGGCGGTGCGTCTCCAGCATCCCAGCTTCAGACATCGCAAGATACCGGACAAAAAGCGGCTTTACTCACGGGTGAAGCTAAAGCAATCCCGGCAAGAGGATTAACGGTAGAAAGCTGTCAGAAGTACGGCTATCTCACCGGTGTCCACAATGGGCAACCGGTGCAGATGGCTGTTTATCGTGACAAACACGGCAAGCCAGTCGCACAGAAACTGCGGAACGCTAAAAAACAATTCAACATAATTGGTGATGGCAAGCAGCTGCGGCTGTTTGGGTCACACCTATGGGCCAAAGGCAGGAAGCTGGTCATCACTGAAGGCGAAATCGATTGCATGTCAGTGAGCCAGATACAGAACCATAAATGGGCGACAGTAAGTCTGCCCAGTGGTGCGCCTTCGGCTGTCAAAGCGATAAAGAACAATTGGGATTATCTGGAAGGTTTTCAGGAAATCATTTTGATGTTCGACCAAGATGAGCAGGGCCAAAAGGCTGCTCAAGCGGTGGCAGAGGTTTTGCCAGTTGGCAAAGCTAAAATCGCTAATCTGCCATGTAAAGACGCCAATCAATGCCTGCTTGAAGGCAAGGCTGGTGCGGTGATCGAAGCGATATTTCAGGCCAAGTCATACCGGCCTGACGGTATCGTTGCGGCTACCGACCTTCGTGATGCGATATGTGTGGACGACGCCGCATCGTCCATCAATTACCCGTATTCGATGCTGAACGATGTTTTGCTCGGCATCCGAAAACAGGAAATGGTCACAATACTCGCAGGTTCCGGGGTCGGGAAAACTACGTTTGTGCGGGAAATCGCACATCACCTACATTCTCATGGTCAGCGTCTTGGGATGCTGATGTTAGAGGAAAGCACCAAGCGCACCATGCTCGGTTTGGTTGGCATTGAGTTAAGCAAGAACATTACCATCGACCGCCAGCTGGCAACTGATGAAGAGGTTCTCGCTGGGTTCGACTCACTGACAGGCCCAGATAAACCACCGCTACATTTGTTCGATGGTTTTGGCAGCTGTGATGTGAACCACATTTGTAGCCGCATCCGATACATGGTGTCGGCGCTGGGCTGCGATACCGTCATCCTCGACCACATCTCAATACTGGTGTCAGCCAGTGAGGGCGATGAACGACGGCTCATCGACTACGCCTGTACGATGTTTAGACAGCTAGTGCAGGAACTGGACTTCACTTTGTTCATGGTCTCGCATTTACGCCGCCCAGACGGCGATAGGGGCCATGAGGCTGGGGCAGCTGTCAGGTTGTCTCAAGCACGTGGCAGCCACGCCATTGCGCAGCTGTCAGACGCTTGTATCGCCATTCAGGTTGACCCGGATGAGCCAGATAATGACGTCAGATACCTACGCATTTTGAAGAACAGGTTTACAGGCCAGACCGGCGACGCCGGAACACTGGTTTACAACCGTGAAACCGGGCGGCTGCTCGAAGAGGAGTTGGCCCACTTGCTAGAAGGAGAAGAGCAAAATGACGACAGCAGTCAATGACAACCACGCCAAGTGGGAAGACTTTCACAATGCAAACCCCGGTGTTTACCGCTTGATTAAGCACTTTACGTTTCAAGCGATTGACGCCGGTTTGGATCACTACGGAATGCAGTCGGTCCTAGAACGTGTCCGTTGGCACACCGACATGGCGACCCGTAATGACGATGGGTTTAAGATCAATAACAACCACGCACCGTTTTACGCCCGGTTGTTCATGGACGATTACCCACAGCACAGCGGATTTTTCCGTACCCGTAAACAACAAGGAGTAGCAGCCTAATGCGTGATTTGTTTGATTACATGGATGACGAAGAAATCCACTTCGATGACGACAGCGACTTGGACGCATACCAAGAGCAAGCCGATGAGTTTTGCTTCTACCCCGGTACATTGCTTTACCCAGCGTTAGGGTTGACCAGTGAGGCCGGCGAGGTGGCTGACAAAGTCAAAAAGCTGCTGCGTGATGACCAAATGCCATTGGATGAGGATTTCAATGCGCTGCACATCCCGCCTGAAAAACGTGCAGCAATCGCCCAAGAGTTAGGTGATTGCCTGTTTTACATCGCTGTGACAGCCAGCGACCTTGGTTACTCGCTGAGTACCATTGCAGACATGAACATCGGCAAGTTACAAGATCGCAAAGATCGTGATGTTCTGTCAGGCAGCGGCGACTTTAGGTGAGACTGGTCGCTGACCTTGAAAGCGACAACTTCCTAGACAAACTAACCACAATACACTGCATTGCAGCTGTGAACGCTGACAATCCTAGTCAAACTTGGGTCTTTGGCCCCGGTCACATTGATGAAGGTGTTCAACTGTTGCAGTCGGCTGACGAACTCATTTTCCATAACGGAATATGTTTCGACATCCCGGCAATCCAAAAACTGTACCCAGAGTTTAGCACCGATAACCTGATAGTGACCGACACCTTGGTCTTGTCACGGCTTATCCGTGCTGACCTCAAGGAACAGGATTACGCAGAGGCATGGACCAATGACGACTTCCCCCGGCGCTTGCATGGCTCACACAGCCTGAAGGCGTGGGGGATACGTCTTGGTGACCATAAGGGCGACTTTGGTGCCACCACAGACTGGTCTGAGTGGTCGCCTGAAATGGAAGCCTATTGTCTACAGGATGTCCTTTTGACCCACAAACTCTGGCAGCACTTGCAGCCCGGGACGTGGTCGCAGCGGTCTATCAGGTTTGAGCATGAGTTGGCTGAGATATGCCATCGCATTGGTCGGGCCGGTTGGACATTTAATCTACCGAAAGCTGGTGAACTTTACGCACAGCTGGTGTTGGAAAAGCAGTCAATTGAAGACGACTTAAATGACCTATTTCCAGCTTGGATCGTCGAGGAAGAGTTCATACCAAAGCGCAACAACAAGCGCCTTGGCTATGTCGAAGGCGAACCATTCATGAAGCAGCGTGAAGTTAAGTTTAACCCCAACAGCCGCAAGCACATTGAGCATTGCCTAAAGGCAAAATACAATTGGAAGCCGAAGGTGTTTACACCATCGGGTGATGCAAAAATCGATGAAAGTACGCTGGTAACATTACCATTCCCTGAGGCGCAGAAATTAGCACGTTCATTTATGCTTCAAAAACGCTTGGGCATGCTTGCTGAAGGCAAAAACGCATGGATGCAGCTGGTCGACACTGACGGCAAGCTACGCCACACGATCAATCCATTAGGCACAGTCACAGGTCGGGCGTCGAGTTTCGGCCCCAACTTGCAACAGGTGCCAGCTGTACGGGCTGCGTTCGGCAAAGAGTGCCGTGCGCTGTTTACTGTACCACCAGGATTTTCACTGGTCGGGTCTGATTTGGCTGGCATCGAACTGCGGTGTCTTGGTCATTTCTTACAAGATGGCGGTGAGTTTGCCCGGGAGGTTTGTAGTGGTGACATCCACACAGCCAACATGAAGGCAGCCGGTCTGGAAAGTCGAGACCAAGCCAAGACCATGATTTACGCACTGTGCTACGGCGCTGGTGACCAGAAGCTAGGTTCGATACTTGGCAAAGGTGCAGCCGAAGGTCGTGCGCTGCGTGACAGGTTTTACAAGGCTAACC